GTTGATTGAATAATTTTTAATTTTGGATTTCTACCTACCATCCATGCAGGAAGTAAGTAAGATGCAAATTCAGATTTAGTATGTCTAGGTGCCATGTTGATAATGACACGTTTTGTTTTACCGTTTGCAATGTCATTAAATTTTTCTGCAACTTCTTTATGATGTCTACCTTCTACAAAATCTGGCCAAACATGTTTAACAAAAGCCATAAAATCATTTTTAATTTTATGTTCTTTTTTCTTTTCTTTCCATTTAGCCATGTATAAAGCTAATTGTCTTTTTACATCAGGTGGTAATTTCTCAAACTTTTTTAATTTCTCTATATCCATAACTCATTCGAAAAAATTTTCTAAAAAATTTTTACAACTTTAATTTAAAAAGTCCAAAAGTATTTTACGCCTTTAAATGTATAAAACTCGGCAAAATGTCGCACCTTTGGGACCCCTTTTTTCTTGACACTATATCAGGTATATTAAAGATTTCAAATTTCCAAATGGTGTTGGTACCTCTATTAAATACGAGGTGGGTGCAACAATTTTTTGTTGCACCCTGACGCTTGAGCCTTTATTCGTTTATCTCAGTTATTTTTGTTTCGGTCCATGCAGGACGAGTCCACCCACTATTGTAATGATATTCTGGGTGCACAACTTTTTTAACTTCGATACTTGTTTCAAGAGGCTCGGTCCTTGGTGCAATGGCAATAACTTGCTCAATGTATTTGTGTGCAAATTCATTATAACATGAATTACTGCAAAAATAAGAATACATATTCTTACTATCCCATTGTTTTATTTTTCTAGTTCTTAAAACTTTGGAGCCCTTGTTCCCTCTTATTCTGTCTTGAGTATGTTGCATATGGCAACTTGGTCCATGGCACCAGATATAATCGTAATCGCTCATTGTTCCCACCCTCGTTTCATTCGTTTCATCTCCGAGTATAATTCTTGCATGTGTCTTTTGTCACAGCTTTCAATCCACCTAATTAATTCCTGACGCATTGCCTTTTGCTCCTCATATATTTTTGCTTTGTTGCTATCTATTACTTCAAAATGCATTTCTTTTTGTTCTGCCATTTTATACCTCATTCACAAAATAGTTAATTGCTGTTGTGTATCTGTTTCGATATGTATCAAAAAAAGTTAAACACTTATTGCCATTCTTAGCAATCCACTCTTTTGAGTTTTCGTCATACTTTCCAAATCTTACTTGGAACTTATTATATTTTTTAACAAACCACCCAACTTTTATATTTGTATTTTCTTTTATCATACTTTTCTCGCTTTCTATTATGGGACTATCCTATCATGGATAGTCCCAACTGTCAATAGTTAATTTAAACTATTTTCTGCCTGTTGCTTTTTGAAAAAAGCAATTTTTTGTTCTCTAGTCATTTCAACTTTATCCTCTAAAAGATTTGCTAAATTTTCAGGGCTATAAATTGACAATGCCATTGAACTACTCTCATTCATCATGCTTTCATTTAGAATGACTGCAAAGCCAGATTTTTTCTCATCTTCTTTTTTATTTATATTATCTGCTAGTGCTTTTGCTTGTTCAAAAGTTCTATAAGATTTTAAGCCTAATCTTATAGATTTCATTTTACCCTCAACATAAGAATAAATATCCTCATGTGCTCTCTTAACCTCATCTTGAGCTTTTAAATACATCTTAAAAAATTCAAGTGTATTCTCATCAACTTTAAACTGTCGTGAATGACAATAATTACTTCCTATTGTCCACAATTTAAAATCGTTTTCCCACTCATCTTTAGGATATGACTTATTGCCTGTTGCGTCATTTCTTGAATGACTAAAACCCAAATAATCATTGACTGCTGTTTCATCAACATAATATTTTGGATTTCTTTTTGAATAGTCATCATTAATTGATAATTGAAAATCAGGGTTTAAACCTTTAGACTTCAACTCATCTCTATAATAAGCCCTTGCAAAATCTCGTTCTAAATCAAATTTAACATGGACTTCGTCTGTTGCGTCATACTCCCTACCCTCATCATCAACTTTTGTGATTGGTCTTGAAACATAAAAACAATTATCCTCATACAATTCGCCACCTGCTCTATTGTATTTTTTTATCATTGTTCTTATTGTGTCAATATCTTCCTGTGGTTGATGATATCTTACAACTTTCTCAATCTCAACTTTAGCCTTATCTCGCATTAAGTCGTATTGTTCTTTTGCTAGTTTCAATTTGTCTTTTACTTTACTTTCAAAAAACAATTGAAATTGGTCTGCTATTGTTTTTCTTTTTTCTGCATTTAGTGTTATTTTTTTCTGCATATATTATTCCTCGCTTTCTATTTTTATATTACAAAATAATTGTGGCGAGATTATGTCTCGCCACAAAAATAATTTAAGCAACTTCTTTAGTTAAAACTAAAGGCTCCTCGTTGCTAGTTAAATACTCATCAACTTTATTTAAGTGATAAGTAATGTCCTTGTCCTCATTTAATTGTTCATAGGCTAAAAGTTTTCTGGTAGCCTCTTCCAAACTAAATGCTTTCTCTTTCATAATTTCATAAGTAGAATAATTTCTATGTCGCCAATTATTCTTTTTGATTATGAAAAACTTACTTTCTGTACTCATCTTTCCTCGCTTTGTTATGTTTTATTTTAAAGATATTATTAATTAAAAAATCAGGAATGTAATAGTCAATATCATCTATAATACTCTCACTTTCCCAAATTTCTTTGGCAAGGTTGAAAGAATGTGGAACAACATTATATATTGCACTACTGATTTTTATATTTTCTTTTTTAACTTTCATGCTGACAGAATATAAAAACATTGTGGCAAGAATATGTCTAAACAAAAAATAATTTTGAACAGATTGACGCACCTGCGACATATTGTCGCACCTTGCATTTTTTTCTTGACTTGGCACTTTTTGTCGCACCTAGACTTATGACATACTTTTGCCACAATCCTATATTATTATATATTTATTAATTTAATTTACTTGTTTAGATAATTAAATTGATGCGATCAGTACCTTGCTGACTGAACCTTTTGGTATCGAGTTATGAGAGGTGCTGATCCCTGGTCCTGTTGGGCAGAAACACTTGACCTAGCAGACAGGACCTGGGATCAGTAGCAACCGGAATTGGTATTACTGTTACTGATCCCTGGTCTTATTAACTTGGCCTAAATCTCCAATTGATCACTGGAGATTATGATCTGAAAGGATGGTCGGTCAATCTCTAGTAGGACCTGGGATCGGAGAATTGAAAGAGGCCATGAAACAAGAATCGACAAGCAACAAGCTGCGACAAAATGTCGCGCGACATTTTGTTCAATTGACTAGGCGTCAAGCTTCAAGCGTCAAGCATCAGGCCAAAATTAAATTTTTAATAAGGGAACAAGCGTCAAGAAATTGCCACAATTGTTTTTTAAAATAAAATTAGAAAGTGAGGAAATATGAAAACAGATGAAGCGTGGAAAATAGTTGGAGGACTTTCAAAGCCTTCAAAGATGCCAGGATGGGCCTATGGTTTACCAGCGGCAGAATGTAAGACCGGAAAAAAATTAGTAGACGTTGAAGGCTCAACGTGCTCAGGGTGTTATGCTAATAAAGGCTGTTATGTTTTTGCGGTTGTACAAAAAGCACAATATAGAAGACTTGAAGCTACAAAGATCCCTGAATGGGTTCCGGCTATGGCCTACTTGATTAATTCGAAGAAATCAAAATTTTTTAGATGGCACGATTCCGGAGACGTGCAAGACGAAGCTCACCTACTAAAGATTTTTGAAGTTTGCGAGTTAACGCCTGGCGTTCAGCATTGGATGCCAACACGTGAAGCATGGATCAAAAAATATTTAAATCAAAAGCCGGAAAATTTAACAATAAGATTTTCCGCAACAATGATTGACCAAGAAGCTCCAGCAAGTTGGCCAAACACGTCGACGGTAGTATCCGGAGCAGGTAGAACGTGCCCCGCTCCAGATCAAAATAATGAATGCAAAGACTGCAGAGCCTGCTGGGATCCTGAAGTTAAAAACATTGCATATGGAAAACACTAATATGAAAAAAAGAAAAATAAAAAGAGGTGATTTGTTGCCTTGGTTCCTGGAGGACCATAGCAACCTGCCAGCCTGGTATATAAAAGATTGCCAGGAATTTTTTGATTGGTTAAAACAATCTAACAAGGACCGGAGGAAATTAAATTAAATGCATGTATTCAAACATCCTAAATATTACGAAGAGATGCGCAAGCGTGCGAAAAAATTTCAAAAAGAACAGAAGCTCAAGCAGGAAGCAACAAGCGACAAGCAGGAAGGAACAAGCAATGAAAATGAACAAGCGTCAAGCAACACTGATCAACAAGCTCCATGAAGCCTGGCTCATTAAGAACGGTTACAAGCAACAAGCGTCAAGCATCAAGCTGCGACAAAATGTCGCGCGATATAATAGCACAGATTATAAGGCGTCAAGCGTCAAGCGACAAGCATCGTAACCCGTGGAGCAAGGATCAAGCGTCAAGCCACAAGCAACAAGCTCCTGGATCCTTGAACCTTCATAAAGTTTTGGAAGCATGCAAGAGGCATCTTCTACTAAGATAAAAGAACTCTTAGGATGTTTCACATGGAAAGCAATTTGATGTGGAGAAAATCTTATCTTGTTTGTTTTGGTATGTTTTAATTCTACAGTGAAAAAGTGGCCATTATTATTATAGCCCAATAGATCAGGAGTACCGGGTAAAGCAGTGTTTTCAAGTCTGATCCACTTAATTGTAGTAATTTTTCTTTTAATTTTTTCATAAAATTTAGTCTCAGGTTTCAATTGTTTTTCGAACTAACAGGCTAGCCAATTTTTTTCAAAACTTTACCCATATTCCAGGTTTCTGCTTGAACAGTAAAGACGAGTCGGTGTGATTCTCGATTGCCAATTAATTTATTTTCCATTAATTGTAAAGAAGTAATATCGTAAAATTTTCCATCAGGTAAACAAACTTGAACGCGAGCATTACCCGCTGCTTCAGCAGTTAACATCTTATCTAAAACTTGTCTTAAGTGCTTTCCATTCATAATTTTGAATGGCGCCCCAGTATCCACTGCAGTGAGAGACAGTTTCGTAAGCCGAACGCCATTACACACATAACCAACATATAGTTGTTTCAACGCAGTTTTCGCTCTGTGTTAAAACAAAAAGCTTTTATAACAGAACTTTTAATATAAAAGCTTCGGAGACCACACTATTATTAATAGTATGACTACTATTGTGTTTATATCATTGTTATGGTAAATGTCAAACTATGACAAAAGAAAAAGGTAGACAATGGGACGGAAAATCTAGAATTTCTAATGCGACATATCGTCAACGTTGGAATGAAATATTTGATCCAAATGGTTTACCAAAAAATTATACAGATAAATATACAGATTCACTTGATCAAGATGATCAAGAATAT